GTAATGTGGGTTTCTTTGGCAATCCATTCTTTAGGAAACAAACAACCATTCACATCTTTGAACTTCTCAGAAGAGACTTTGAGCTTTGTGCCGAATCTCTGTCTGTAAGTTTCCATAGCTCTGTACATAATCTCACTAGCTTCATAGAAAGTATCAGCCTTGTCCATCTGACTAGCTAACTCTTCATTGAGCTTGGCGAATATCTTATCTGATGCTTTCTTGAGAGCTTGTTTGACTGATGGACTATACTCCAATGTCTCACGACTATGGTGCAACTTAAACTCTCCAATCTCTGCTTTGTAAACAAGACCATTCTTGAACATAAACCATTCTTCATCTTTGTTTACCTTGTAAGGAATACCACCCATAAGAACATAAGGGTCGTCTCCATAGTGAGCGACATCTTCCCAATAACTATTCTCTTTATACAAATCAAATACATCATTGGATTCTTGTGGTTTGCCCAATCTTAAATCTCCCCAATCTTCATTGAGTAGTTTAATATCATCTTTACGATACCACCAAGTTTTTTTAAAAATTTTAAAAAATTCTTCAATGTCATTTTTTTTGATTCCTACTTGTACATAGATTCCATCAGCTTCTTTAGTTGGCTGACTTTCAATCTGTGAGACAATGGTATCGTCTTGTTCGTCCACTCTTATAATATAGGAATGTTTGTGACCTTGGTGTACTGACCTTACAATAAAAGAATCTGTGTACGATAAGGGTGCGAATCGCCCAATGCCGAAACCACCGATTGATTCGTTGGAGTCACGCTTGGTTGACTTACCATACTTAGTATAAAGACCAAGCATATCTTCCTCACTCAAACCACACCCAAAATCTCGTACTATAAAGTTTGGTTCAATTTGGGTTGGTAATTGAATATCTACCTTTTTACTTTTACTAACATCAAGTGCATTTGCAATAATTTCACGAATGGTAGCCAACAACGGATTAGAATAGTTGTTCCGTAAAAGAGAAGCGATATATCGCATATCCTCTTTGTCAATCGAACAAGACTTTTCTTTAAAGTCTGCTGATTTAGTTATGTTTTTGTGGTTGGATTTAATAATCATTCCTCACATAAAATAGATTTATATGAGTATGTCAAACAGAAAAAAGCACCACAAGTGTGTGATGCTTCGTAAGTCGTTGGTTTTCAACGATTAAAAATTTTCATTTTTTTTTACTTTTTACCAAGAACCTTGTTGATAAGAGCCTTACCTTTACTTAAAAGACAACACTTCTTACCTACAAAATATCCAATAAAAAATACTACTAAAAAAGATACAATATCCATAATTTTTTTAAATTTTTTTAATTCTTTTTGGGACTTTTCTTAGGAGTCGTTTTATTGGCAACTCTTTTCTTAGCTACCTTTTTTTTAGCAGTCTTTTTAGTTGCAGTTTTCTTTGGCGTAGAGGCGATTTTTTCTGCCATTTTCTTAGCTACCTCTTTCTTGCCACTACTTGCGTAGGTTGGCTTGGTTGCGTATGATGTCTTATTTGGCTCACAAGACTTCGTTGAGCATTTCTTGCCCTTCTTCCATTCAATAATGGATAGGACAACTATAGCACCTACAATGTAGGTTAGTGGGTTTGATAATAATTCCATATATATATACTTATTTGCGATTTATTTTATTTGGTGAGCGATTTTAGACTTCGTCTGAGTCTTTATGTTTATCTGTGATGTGACGCTCTTGAATAAGAATCTTAAGTTTCATATTCAATCTAATCATATCATTATCTAATGATTGTACTTGCTTCTTTAGCTTTCCTAATGAAGCACCCACATCACTTAAAGCAGGATTTACTTTTGTTGTGACCCATTTCCAAATGTGCCAAACAAAGAATCCGAGTCCGATTAACGCTATTAGCGAGAATCCGAATTTGCTGACTAGGTCAGCCCAATGTTGAAATTCATATCCACTCATAATATCTTATTTGGCTTATACTAACTCGAAAAGTGATTTTGTCAAGTTAATCATCTCGACAATCCTCTTTGCCCTCACTCGCTGCAATTCTATCCATATTTGGCTCACAACCAAACGCACACGAAAATTGTGCATCAATCTTTACTATGTCGTTGTTCATTACATCTACTTTATTTTCGAGCGATAGTAACGAGTTTGAAATACTTGAAATCTTGTCTGTTACTTGAGCTAAAAGAAATTTAATAATAATAAACAGAAACCAACCAACTGCCAATGCACTTGTAATTGGTACTCCTATTTGTTCTACAAAGTTTAATATATCTCCTATCATAATGTCTTATTTGGTTTTTTTTTAATCGTCAAGCGATTTATCCTTTACGTCCTCCTGGTGTGAAGTAGAATCCAATGATTGCCCCCAAAGTGGTGATTGCAACAAGAGAGATGTGTCCCGTCGTAATACTGGTGGTAATATCTGCTCCACTCGGGAAAGTAATGAGTCCCCAGAGGATTTGGGTGGGTTCTTTATTTTCGGGGGGAGTGAAGGTGACGAGAGTGACTCCAGGGTAGAGGGTGCAGAGTATCGAGATGATTGCAAAGTTGAGCATCCCCATAAAAGCGATAAGACGACGAGTAGCACGAGTAAACATGCCAGTATCTTTGTCAGTTTCGCCAATGAGCATTTTTTGAAATTCAATGTCCATTCCACGGATTTGCATGTCTCTAATAAGTTCACGACGTTCTTTCGCAGCTTTAGACTCTGAAATACCTTGAAAAGTGCCACCAAGAATCTTAAGCATACTGCCCATCCCAGTCGCCCCAAGTGTCGATAATAGCATCGTGACAAGTCCAAACATAACTTCATTTACACTATAATAATACTATTTGGAAATTTTTCAACTGTTAGGCGTAAACTGAAAAGCTATTCTGCCATATTGATGCTCTTTATCGCCTATCCAAGCAGAAAATTCAATAAATGTTTCTCCTACGATAAATTCAAGCAATTCTACAAAAAACTCCTCATTTTGGAATTTAAGGGTGTAGTTTTTATGAAATTGATAAACCAATTCTCCTTCACCAGATTTGTCCATTAGTCTTTTGCAACCATCATTGGTGCCTATTACTTTTAAATGACCTTTCATACTATATTTTACACATTATTCTTCGACATTTCTTCTTTCAATGTCATCTTCTTCGCAGGCAATTCCTCTCTGAATTTCTATCACATAACAAACAGAGTCTCCGTTGTTAGTAGCTTGGTGCCATTGACCCATATTAACGTGACAAATTGCACCTCGAGCAAGTGGTCTATAATAAGAATATTGATCTTCACCCTCTGGTTCAGTTAAATACTGCTGTTCCATTAATGGCACTGTATTAGAATCAATAGACAATTTCATCTCTAAGCCACCTTCCAATATTATCCAAGTTTCTGCTCTTTTAAAATGCCTTTGATCTGACAAAGATTGACCAGGATTTATATAAAGATTTTTAATTTTATAGCTGTCGAAGGAGTCTGCACTACCAGTAACATGTTTAATTACTTCGTAATAACCCCATGATTTATTTACTTGTTCCATATTGTGTGTGGTAATTCTAAAATATCTTCCATTTTTATGATTGAGATTAAATCTTTTCTACCTGCTCTTTGATAACCTTTGTAGAGTGCATCACTACTATTAGTTACCTTATCTTCAATATTACACTTGACCTTAGCCATGCCTAATAAATAATTCCGTTTTACTAAAACAAAATCGTTTTCTCTTTCAAAAGCTATGATATCTACTGCTGATTTAAGCCAACCATTACGACCTTGGACATTTAAAAATTCAACCCACACCAATTCATCTTGCTCGTTACTGTCAGACCTGCTGATTCTTTTTTGAGCTTTAACATCTATTGTACCAAAACTTGTGTGGTAATCAATGTGGCGAAATTGATTTTCTCTATTTGCTTTTTTATAATTCGGATCACGTTTCTTTAAAAGTTTTGTAAACTCTTTTTCTACGCGTTGACCACGATTCCAGCTTTTTGTACCCTTCCAATTACTCATTTTTTCTTTTCTAAGTTTTTCTTAATTGCATCATCTATTTTAGGCGTAACCTTACGACCCACATGTTCATTAAAAACCATATCGCCAGATGAACGACCATATAGCTTGCCTATGTTACTCTTAAACTGAGTTCTTCCTTTAAGTGTCTTTTTTGCCATTGTTTTTAAAAGGTGAATACATTATATAATGCGGGTGTCTGTCTTCTGTTTTAAATTTATTTGGGAATATCACTATTCTATGTTCAACTCCATCAATTTCAACATAACCAGATAAATAATTACCATTTTTTGCGTTTTTTTTCCATAAAGCGCCTCGTTGTTTTTCTGTCCATAAACTGCTCATAAAAATACTTATAGACTATAAAATTAAATTTGTCAATCATTATCTGGATTATATGGTAAATTAATTCCTGTTAACATATAATTAGACAAATCATTTTCAGTATCAGCAGTAACGAGATAGCCAGTGCTATAAATACTTTCATCACCAAATGATCTATCGGGTGGTAAAATAACTCGCTCTAAATCATATATAGCAAACCATTTATTTGCTTGTAATTGGGTTCCTCCAGTAGGTTGTATTTTTTCTACACTCATAATTAAAGTATTATTGTAAATCCTGCAGATGTCAATTGTCCTATTATCCCCCCATAAGTTTCTCCATGATAACCAGCATTAAAGGGATTGTCAGCTATAGTGTTGTCAGTATAGGAGGCCCAGAGTATGTACGTATCCATATTATTAGTAGGGTGATGGATACGGTCACTAACCGAAGTGATTACAGCACTTTCTCGATTACCATATCTTCTCATATCAATCAATAATGGACATGAGTAATTATCTAAATCATTTATTGATGTTTCAATTCCTCTTCCTGTTGCTCTAAGACGTGTATCAGTGCCTGCACCTTGCAGTGGCTCTGCAAAGTTTCTTCGTCCTCGGAGATGCATAGCATTGTCGTTTCTTAACATACTTATATGAATATTTGGACCGCTACCATAATTAGAGCCATCTCCCTCAGACAAAACACCTCTAGAGAGGTATTGGGGCGCTTCTGCTCTGTATACATGCTCTTGATCTAGTGGGGATTGATTTCTTCCTGTCATTCCATTAGACCAAAGATTTTTGTTTGGCCATTCTACTAAATGTCTAGTGCTATTTTCGGTGTAAGTTTTGGTTCCGTTATTTTCAGTTAAGCTATTTATTTCGGTTGTAACTATTTGTTCTGTGTACGTAGTTTCAACGGTTTTTAAAATATCAAAATTTTGTGCTTCAGTTCCTCCACCAGCCGAAGGTATAGAATCAATTTGCTTAATGTCGCCTTCTGTTGTTGTAGGTAAATACCGAGTCACATCTAGGCCCAATCCTCTGGGGGTATAAGTGACCGCAGTGTGTCCAAAAATATTATCTTTATTGACCGCAACAAGAGGTCTATTTTGAGGAAGAAAGTTTTTGTATGCACCGTTTGGATAATTACTATAATCCCAATAACCAGTTCTTGAATATCTATGTTTGTAATTTGGATGACCTTGGTTATACCAACCAAACGCAGAGCCATCTGGTTGGCCACCATTATTTACATCAAGGTTAATAAATCTGTTTTTATTATAATTAGCTCCATCATAGTCTGGATTAACTCCATTAAAGCCAGCAAAACGAAAAGGATTGTCAACATTTCTACCATAAAAACCTAGAAGTATACTTAACTTAGCGCCCGTTGTTAATGGGCAACCTTTTGCAGAAAAACTACGTAAATTATTTGGGTCGTAGTAACCAGAAACAGTGACGTTTGCTGTGCCGAGCACGCTTGAACCAGGACCGAACATATAAACTGGAGTAGAGAAAGAATGATGCTGATCAGAGTTTGGTAAATGTCTTGATGGCTCAAAGCCAGTGAGGGTTCTACAATTATCTACATTTAAAGATTCTAGACTATCTGGAGGAATTGGCAGTTGTGTACCTAATTCATTACCTGTGCCAACTATTTTAAGTGAAGCTATTTTTTGTCTATAATGAAAAAATGGCATAAAGCCGTCGGGTCTATTTTGAGAATATAATATTGGATCTTTTTGCTCTGAATAAAAGTATTTAGTGAAAGTTTGAAACTCTGCAAAACCATCCCAAAGCGGGTCGGTGTCGTCATCAGCTACGGATGTTCTAGTCCTTTGTTCTATGCGTGGATCTTCTGTAAGTTTAAGGTGTTTGGGTCTTCTAACATTATATTGACCAGGATAAACCTCTTCATTAAATACAAAGTTATCCACAAACATACTGTTAAATGTTCGTTCGGTTAATGCACAGAATTGGCCACCAATAGAAAAAGTTTCTATATTAGTACCTAAAATTGGGAAAGTGCCCCTTAATTTTAGATGAGCAACGCCAGTGTTTAATATATTAGGACTGTCGGTTGCTCTAAAAATATTTAGACTATTAGTTGTTCTGTTTGTAAAATCTGATTTTCCTGCAGCACCAAATGGCAAGGAGTCGTATCCGATATTTGTACCTCTAAGATCTAAAACCTTTAGCAGACCTCTTTCAGTTGATTTCGTGGCAAATCCTCCAGCATCTTTAGAATACTGATACCTAGTATAAGTAGTTGATCGAGTATCTAAATTATTTAAACCTATTACCTGTGTAATCGCTGAACCAAACGCGCTAATTTCTTCCAATCTCATTTTAGTGGGAGTAGCAAGAAAACCTTCTGAAGTAACACCCGCATTTAAGTCTAGGACGCCACTTAAACCTCTCCTAACATAGTGATAACCACCATATTTATAATCTCGAACTTGATGAAAACTTGTAGCACTGCTAGGAAACACATGGTTTATATGAGGAGCAGAGGGGTGACTTGTAGCCTTAACCCTATCGAAAAGACCTGTGACTTTATTGTCAATCATAGGATGATTAGCTACACTTGTGAAACTGGTTTTTTCATTAAAAGAGGCATCTCCAAATTGTGTCCCCATTCTAACTGTGTCTAAAATTTCTGTAACACCATCTTTATTGCTAGCGGGAGAATCAAGGCTTCTCTGAAAACCTATACCAAATTGAATATCTTCAGCTTCTGGATAAAAAACACCATTAAAAGTAAAGCCTCCTGTGATGGTGACAAACCTTCTATTATATCTTGTTGAAAAATTATTGTGTGGAACAGTACTAGATAAATTATTGTTGGTTAATTTCGGTTGCCAAACAGGACCAAATTTACTGAGTTCAGAATCACCACACCAAAGAAATGGAGGCTTTACTTCTCCTCTTGGATTTAAACCACTATTAAAAGGGCCTTTATAATCTTTAATACATTTTGCATAAATGGTATTGGCGCCAAAATCCCTTGTAGATGCACTTAAATTTGGTATAGGCTCTTCGAAGTCTAATATTTCCCCCAAGTCTTCATATTTGGAATTTTGGTCTCGATTCTCGAGTTGACAACCCCAAATTAAAGTTTGATCTCCGTCTTTTTTGTACCAAGCGGAAAAAATCATTTCACTAGTTTTCATAAAATCATCATTTTGAATGATATTTATTGTACCAATTCCAGTTGGAGAATATGCTTTAAATTGTGCGTGGGTTATTGGAGGATCATCGCCATCGGCAGTAGGGAAACCTGGACCTTTATTTCTTCTAAAAAGAACTGGATCCCCGTCTCTATCTGTGCCTCTGATTGAACTTGTATTTATTAGTTCTATTTCTCCTGGCGCTCTGGCTAATTGATGTATGGTGTAAGGATCGAATATTTGTGCATAATCTGGATGTAGACATCTTTCCGAATAATCAACATAATCAGCGCGAGAGCTATAAAGGATAGTTGGTTTAAAGGGAGTTGCATTTACAAGAGCTGATGGTGCAAAGTTTTGACTGTCTTCGTACTGATGATTGTGAACGGGGTCAACATCTGAACCAGTTGTGCATGAATTTCTAAAAAATATACCTTGCTCAAGTATTCTTTTTTCGTGCTCGTAATAAACTTTAACGACTCCATCAACAGTCTCTTGAGTTTCGTATTTTCTTTCGGTATTAATTTCTATCGTTCTAGCTAGCGGATGAGTACTATATCTCCGATTTGCTGATGTAGAATTATATTCTTGAACGGTCTCAGTTCTAAAAAAATTGTGTCTAGTTGTATCAAAAAACACTTGATTATTGTTGGTTTTATAATCACCTATCGGTTGTGAAGCAAATTGCATTCTACCAATTTGTCTAAGACCATTTTTTTGTCTATCAGCTTGAAATTCTAAATAAACTGGATTGTCGGCATATACGTTTTGTCCTTGTTCATCTTGAACAATAATCCTTTCTGCGGGCTGACCATACTCTTGCCAAGTTCCAGTTAAATCACAACCACTGACATAAAGAGCATTATTAGTTTGTGTCATAATTTGCGCTCTACTATCATCAAAATTACGTCCTTTTATGGTAGTATTTCCCATATTGTCCAACGAATTTGGCTCTAGTGAATTATAATCATCTATAATTAAGCCCATTTGTTGATTACCTGCATGATGCCAATAAACTAATGGTTTATCTCCATAATCACACCAAGGTGTGGTATTTAAAAATGTATCACCTATATGGTCGTTTGCTTTACCTAAAATTTGATTTTTACTACCATCAATCTTAACATATCTAGGATTATAAACTGGGCAAATACTAATTGTATTACTGATAGCTGGTTCAACCGTATCATAACTTCTGCTCATACGTAAAGGAAATGCTAATCTAACCCAATCACTAGTTAATTCTGGCAGTTTTCTTAAAAACAAAACAGTTTCTGGAGAATCACTATAGCTTAAGGTAGACCACAAAGCACCAACTGGACTCCTTTTTGAATCGGTTTGTGGGTAATTTTTATTATATGGAAGGTTTCTTACAAACGATTCATCGGATCTTGTTTTTCTATGAACACCTGTCATAGTTGAATTACGCATAAATGCCCAAGTCATATGTGTGAAATTTTTTGCCACAGTCATAGAGGAGCAGGTTGTATTTCCAAATGGATCTACCTTTGCATTGTTTAGATCATATTGATTTCTGTGAGCACAGTATTCTCTGGCTTGAAACTCAAACCAAGGATTGGCACAAGGCATATGCTCAAAGTGAGTGGGTAAATGTGGTTTGTCGCTATAATAATTATTGACTGTTAGTAAACCCGTTCTAACTCCTTCAACGCCCGCTATACCGTGACCATCTACGGAATCTCCGCGAGCTCTATCTGAAAAGCTCGGATAGAGAGATGCGTTGTCTTGGTAAGAATAGTCTGCTTCAAAGACTGCTGGCAATCTTAAACTATGAATCTTATCTTTTTGTACGGCTAAATCTGGCATTTTATATATTAAACTCCACTACTGTTTCACCCAGACGCGTTTCAATTATTTCCGTGATGCCAAACACCCTTTTCAGAAATATATGATATTTAGTATTTTTGTCTCTTTTACCTAATAAAGCTATCACTGGCCGATCCTCTTTATGTTTTACACAAACTTCTCTAAAAACATCACCTAAAGCCTTACAATATGAAACCTTTTGATATTTAGCTACAAAATGAACTTCAAGAGCGTTTGTAATAATTTTACCTTCGTCTAAAATGATAAATCCAACCATTTTGTCTGTTTCCTCGTCAAAAACTGGGTATTTATACATACAATTGTCAATGATAGCTTTAAATTCAAACATAAGAAAATTGTATTTCATTTGATCACTAAGGCCTTTGCAGGGATACTCAAATTGATCCAACTTTGCAAGATCTAAAAAATCCAAGAAAATAGCCAACATTTCCATGAAATATTTCTTATCATATTCTTTATATGTAGCTTTGTTGATTTTTTTGTATTTTTTCATCTTTCGGTGTAATATAGTACATGGGCAAGGGAATAAATCAAGAATTTAAAAAGGCTATTTTTGACGTAGAACCTACGGCATTACTTGAATTTTACACTTTATATCACGATTATCAGAATGATTCCCAGGCTCAAATTAATTTTCACGGTGGCACTAATGGAGTAGATGGCAAAATTATATTTGATGGTCAAGAATACCTACCGCTACCAGTAGAGGCAGATGGTTTTGATATTCTAGGAGATCAAAGACTCCCTAGAGCCAAAATAAGATTTTCTAACGCGGGTATGTACGTATCATCACTTTTAAGAAAATTTAACAATTTAAACAACGCCAAATTAGTTAGAAAAAGAACTTTTGCTAAATTTATAGATGGGGCAAATTTCCCAGATGGTAATAATCCTTGGGGTTCCGCCAATCCAGATGCAAGAATGCCAGATGATAAATATTTTATATCTAGAAAAGTATCAGAAAATAAAGCGATGGTAGAATTTGAATTAGTCACCACTTTAGAATTAGAGAATATAGATATTCCAGGCAGACAAGTTTCAGCAAGATATTGCCCATGGGTATATCGAGGTTATGGTTGTAGATATGGATACGACAAAACATCAGCTGGAGAAGATAGACCTGTAGCCAACATTGATGACGAACTTTTCGTCACTGGGTCAGCCTCAGCTGGTTTTAATTTAAACGAAGAAGTTGTTGGTGCTGGTAATGTTTTTGTTAACGCTCAAGGTAATATTGACAACAAAGCTACGGTGGCCGCTTGTTTAAATCCTAGAGGATTATGGAGCGGATCTTTACAAGGAGGTGGTAACTACGCTTTAGGTGATTATGTTTATACTCTTAGCGACAGAGCTGTAGCTGGTCAAGGTTTAACATCTAACTATTATAAACAACATCCAGTCTATTATGTTTGTAAAAAAAGTAACACAAGTCCAACACTGATACCAAAACTAAGCCCAGAAAATTGGGTTAAAGATGCTTGTTCGAAAAAATTAGGAGCTTGTCAACTAAGATTCGCAAACGATGAATGGACTACAGACACCATTAATCAAAATCAAGCGTTACCATATGGTGGGTTCCCAGGCACTGAAAAATATAGTTACTAAAATTTTAATAAATTTTTAAAAAATGAATATCAAAGAAAAAATTATGGCAGACTGCTCTAAAAACATCAAAGAAGAGGTGTGTGGTTTTGTCTATATGAAGGACGGAGAATTTGATATCATACCCTTGAAAAACAAAGCAGAAAATCCACAAATAACTTTTTATATTCCTTCTAAGGATTTTTTGTATTATAAAAGAAATTTTGATTTAGTGGCTGTGTACCACTCTCATACGATAGGTGATGCAAAAGAGTCGGACTTTGATATCAAAACATCTGATTTAATTTGCTACCCTTTTGTGATTTTTTCAATTACAAATTCTGATTTTCATATATACAAACCAGCGATATCTGAAGTGTTAACAGAGAACATAGATTTGCTAGAAGGGAAACTAAAATGACAGAAATAATACTACACGGAATTTTAGCAAAAAAATTTGGAGCAAATCATAAATTTGCAAACATTAAGAAACCTATGGACGTTGTAAATGCTATCAATGTTAACAGAGAGGGGTTTAGAAATTTTATAATGCAAAGCGCTCAAGAGGGATCTTACTTTGAATTTATTATAGATGATGAAAAACCAAAACATCCAGAAGAGCTAGTAAATAAAAAAAACTTTAAAAAAATAGAAATCGTACCATCTTTAAAAGGTCAAGACGAATTCTTAAAAACTGCTGGTCAGTCACCAGCATTTAAAACTTTTGGTTCTACTTTGTTTTTAAATTCTATGGTAGCTTATTTTGGTGTTAAAGATTTAGCACAACCTACACAAACTTGGGGCGGAGCGGCTGGTTTGGAAATAGCTGGTAGAAGTTTTAATGTCCATAATCAAGCAAATGTTACAACTCAAGGCGCTAATGTTCCAGTGGGGTATGGCTTATTGAGAATTGGAAGTAGAGTCGCAGCTCTTAGAACACTTTTTACAGATGCAAGTTCTCAAATCGCTGGTGGGGTAGATGGAATTGGATCAATCGGAGCAGGGGGAGGATACTAATGAAAACTATAATTAGACTACACGGTATATTAGGACAAGAGTATGGTGAAGAATTTGAACTGTACAACATCAATAAGCCAATGGATATTATTAGTGCTTTAGAAATTAGATGCCCTGGTATAAGAAAAAAAATTATGGAATTTTATCTCGAGAGTTCTGTATATGAATTGATCGTTAACGAGGAAACAGTGCATTCCAGTAAGTTTAATGAAAATTATGAGGAAGCGATACGAACAGTAGATTTTTGCCCATCCATTTTTGGAGCTAAATCTTTCGTTAAAGGTATTGGGGCCATTGTTATAGGTGTATTGTTAATAGCCGCATCTTTTGGTGTTGGCCCTCTGGGAGGTTTTGGATTTATGTCAAGTACGTTTGCACAAACTTTAGCATTTGGCGCTGGTATAGGACTTGTCACAGCGGGTGTTCAATATCTAACTACCAGTATACCAGAGACAGAACCTGGACAAAGAATTGGAGATCAAGCTTTATCAACTACGTCAATGAGAAATGCATCTTATGCATTTTCTTCTCCTACAAATACAACACAACAAGGTGTTCCAGTGCCTATTGGTTACGGAAGATTGAGAGTTGGATCTAAAGTTGTTGGTACAAAACTTAGCAACTATCAATTGCACGTAGACAGACAACCTGGATACAGTTCTTCTCCCCAATTGGAATCTTTATTAAAAATTCAAGAAGTTTTTGCTTCTTCAACATCTACGTTTAGAGGCTACTAATGAATGAATATTATAAAAATAAATTTAAAGAAAAGCACGTTGTAGGTACTGATGTAAATGCGCAATATGAACAGCAATCAGACGCAATTGCCGACGCTTTAAGTACTAGATATAGTGATAGTATACCTCCACAATCTACGGTTTTACAAAAATCTTACGTCACATTTAGTGTATTAGATCTATTGTCAGAAGGGCCCGTAGAAGGTTTTGTAGATCAAGCTGGAAGATCAACGATTAATCCACTAGAAGCAACATATTTAGATGACATTGTTGTGAAATCTACAGAGGATGTAGGTAGGTTTCAAGTAGAGTCTTTAGTAAATTTTCAAAGGACAGATGAGGGTTTAATTAGACCAAATCTCAATGCTCCAGAAGATGATCAAGTAGCAAACATAAGAAGTTTAGATGTTCTTTGGCGTGGTTGGGAACTTCCAACCACGATGTCTCACGCTATAGGTTTAAGACTTGGCACTGAGGCTCAAGATACTTCTGATAAAAATGCCGTAAAGTATAGATACTTATCGAATTCTGGCGTCAGTTCTAC